CCACTATATGTTTCTTTGTTGTTTTCTTTGCGGGTTTTCCTCCATGTTGCGCTTTAGAGACATGTTTCTTTGTTGATTTCTTTGCAGTCTTAGATCCACTCGCTTTTTTCTTAGATCCACTCGCTTTTTTAACAGTCTTGGATCCGCTAGCTTTCTTTGCAGTCTTAGATCCGCTAGCTTTCTTTGCAGTCTTAGATCCGCTAGCCTTTTTGGCAGTTTTCTTTTTAGGATTAGCGGTTTTGGATCCGCTTGCTTTAGGTTTTTTGCCACCAGTTTGTTTTTTCTTGTGAGTCTTTGTTGATTTCTTTTTAACAATTTCATCCAATTTGTCTAGCATTGCTTCATGAGTTATTGCTCCTCCTTTCGCCTTTTCTTTCTTTTTATCAGCTTCTATTTGTTTTACATGTTCAACGACTTTTTTTTGCGCTGCGATTCTTTTCATAAGGTTTTCTTTTCTTCTAATAATACTTTGTTTTTTTCCGTTTGCTGTTTTAAGTTGAGAAGGAGTAGATCTATCATCTTTTATAACAACATTAACCATTCTAATTTCCTTAGTTAAAATACCAATTGTATCCTGTAATCTTCTTAATTTAAGTTGTTCATCGATAAGATTATATCGTTTACCGCTCTTCTCTTTCTCCGTAAGGAATCTTGGGGCGATAGCTACTCTACCAAACCGCCTAACTTGATTAGTTTGAGCGCAGTATTCTGCAGTACCCATTCTTCTACCCGGAGGAGCCTGTTCTTTAACACCACAATATGGTTTATTTTCCGACATTCGTTACTTATTAATAGTGAGATTTTTTTTTGAACGCATTTATATATTCATCAATAATTTATTGATGAATATGTAATATTATTTATTCAGATTCTGTTTCGTTTTCGTTAGAATCTTCGTTAGAATCTTGACTATCATCTATCGCTTCGTTAGAATCTTCATCTGCATCAACTGGTTTAACTGCCTTTTTAGCAGGCGCTTTTTTAGCAGGCTCTTTCTTAGCAGGTTCTTTCTTAGCAGGTTCTTTCTTAGCAGGCGCTTTTTTAGCAGGTTCTTTCTTAGCAGGCGCTTTTTTAGCAGGCACTTTCTTAGCAGTTTTAGAACCACCTGTAATTATTCCTCGTTTGAGCTTTTCTTTCGCCCAAGCATCTGGCATGACCTGTTTCATGATTTCCTTTTGAGTTAAATCTGGATGTTGTTTTTTCAACTCTGTCATCATTTCTTTGACGAAATTGTTATATACAGTTGGTTCTCTTTTAGGTTTATCACCTTTATCTGCTTTTTTAGCTGGTGCTTTCTTAGCAGGTGCTTTGGCAGGTGCCTTTTTAGCAGGTGCTTTTTTAGCAGGTGCCTTTTTAGCAGGTTCATCTTCGCCATCTTCCTCATCATCTTCTTCAGGTTCAACGTCCGCTTTCTTTGGAGGCTTTTTTGCAGGTGCTTTTTTTGCAGGTGCTTTTTTAGCGGGTGCTTTTTCTTCCTCTTCATCGTCATCACCAACATCTTCCTCTTCAGGTTCAATATCTGCTTTCTTTAAAGTTTTTTTAGCAGGGGCTTTCTTTGCAGGGGCTTTCTTTGCGGGAGCCTTTTTAGCAGATTCATCTTCACCGTCATCCTCTTCCTCATCATCTACTACTTTCTTGGCAGCAGTTTTTTTAGTGGGAGCTTTCTTGGCAGGTTCTTCGTCTTCATCCTCTCCACCTTTCTTAGATTTTGCGGGAGCTTTCTTTGCCGGAGCCTTTTTAGCAGGTTTTTTAGCAGGTTCTTCCTCTTCGTCGTCTTCATCTGCTTTCTTTGCAGCAGTTTTCTTGGATGGAACTTTTTTAGCTGGAGCTTTTTTGGCTGGTGACTTTTTTTTTGGAGCTTCATCGGAACCATCTTCATCGGCGCTAATATCCTCCTCATTTGAATCGTCTCTTTGGCCCAATGATTCATCTTGGGATATTTGGTCAGAAATATCTTCTTCAGATTCTGGGACAACTTTGCTGTTTTTTTTAGACATATTGAACTGATAAGTTATGATGATTATTTATTTATATCCTTTTGGTCTCTGGCAATTTTTTTATCAATTTTTTTTGGATTTCATAGGAAAAATATATGTTGTGATAGTATAAATGTCTGATCATCTAGGTTTTTCTGATAAAATAGGTATTATGGATCCGGAGGGCAAGAATAACAACCCATTGACCCAAGAGCCATATAGCGACAGATATCGACAGTTAAGCGTCGATCCGGATAAAGGATGGTCGTTTTATCCAGCCTACGATAAGGCTAAAGAAATTTTGAAGTCATTGCATGATAACCAATTGACTTTGATTATTTCTGGTACTGGATCAGGGAAGACGGTATTGCTGCCTAAATTTGCCCTACATTATACTAATTACAAAGGCAAGGTCGCCATAACGTTACCAAAAAAAAGTGCGACAGCATCAGCGGCAGAATTTGCAGCGTTAACGCTTGATGTCCCCATTGGGAACGACATTGGTTATGTACATCGAGGGTCACCAAAAGAAGCCATAAGTCAAAATACCAAAATGATATATATGACAGACGGCACATTAGTCGCAAAACAAATACGAGATAAATATTTATCTGAATATGACGTCATTATTATCGACGAAGCTCACGAACGTAAAGTGCAAATTGATTTTATTTTATTATTTTTGAAAGGGATATTGGAATCAGGAAAAAGACCAGATTTGCGTGTAATTATTATGAGCGCAACGATTGATGGCAAAAAATATCAAAATTACTTTAGCGGCATCAAAAGTCATATTATCAACATTAGTGGCAAACCTAACTACGATATAGATGTCAAATTTCTTGATCATCCTATCACTAATTATATGAAAGAGGGGCCGTTGTTGATTGAAACACTCTTAAATGAAGGAGTTAAGGAGGATATCTTATTTTTCATCACTGCATCTGAAGAAGCAAAAAAATTGTGCAAAATGATTCGACCAAAATATCCAAAAGTGTATTGCATTGAAGTATTTTCTGATATGGATCCAAAATTAAGATTGTATGCGACGGATAAAAATCAATATCATGAATTAGGAAATTATGATCTCAAGATGGTGATGGCGACAAATGTCGCAGAATCATCATTGACGATAGATGGATTAAAATATGTGATAGATTCTTGCCACGAATATCATAATTCCTATGATCCGTATGCAATGGGATATGTTATGGAAAAAAAATTGATCACAGAAGCACAAGCGTTACAACGTAGAGGTAGAGTAGGTAGAACTGAACCCGGTACTTGTTATCATCTGCTGACGAAGAAACAATTTGACGCACTGGAAAAATATCCAGCGCCAGATATCTTAGAGCAAGACATCACCATCGATTTGTTAGGAATAATCAAAACCACCGACGATAAATCTTATTTTGCAGGCATAGAATCAATAAATAAGCTTATGGATGTTCCTAAAAAGAAAATTTTAGAAGTAGCATATGATTTATACAAATTATACCATGTTATTGATGCGAACGGAATATTGACACATATTGGCTCTGATATTACAGAATTTAGTACTTTGAAAATTCAACAATCATTGTTTTTGATTTATTCTTATCAGATGTTTTGCGCCAAAGAAGCTAGCATCATTGTGACAATGATCGAAATATTAAAGGGTAATTTTTCGAATTTATTTTACAAATCATCAGATGATAATGATCATGGTAAAGCATCCAAGCAGATACTCAAAAAAATTATCGTCAAAGATAGCGATCATTTGTCTTTTTTGAAAATATTCAAAGAGTATGCTGATGCAGCTGATAAGAAAAAATGGGCGAACAAATACGGTATCAGACTTGATATTATGAATAAAGTGAAAACCGATGCAGACAAATATTATTATCGAATAATTAATATTTCAAAGGCTTATCAAGAAGCAAGAGTTGCAGATGTTGCTGTTGAAATTAGATTGATTCGTGCATTACGTAGAAGTCACGATCATATGCTAGCCGAAAACTTGACTCCTATTTATCCTACAAAGAAAAATGAAGGAGAGGTTAGTAAGAATTCTGTCGTTAATTATTCGTATACCAAAAAAGATTTGGCGAGGAAAAGATTTATATATGACGAATTGATACAAACAAACGGAAATTGGGAATTTTCATGTGTTACGTTAATTGGTAACACAGATTAGATCTCTCACTATGCGACAGATTATGTATATATATATATTATTAGTCACGAGTCGTAGAAAAACAGGAGCAACTGGACTAATCGGAATTGATTGAGTTACGGAACCACAAGGAATTGATGGGAATACAGGAGCAACAGGCCCACAAGGATTCCTGGCGGACCAACTGGATTACAATGTATTCACGGATAAACGGGTCCAATCGGAGCAATGCCGGATCTTCAAGCGGGGAGTACTAATATCTGTTCAATTGGCGTGTCAGGAATATACAATACGCCAATAGTATTCCCAATTTCATTCTCTAGTGCACCAGTTGTCTAATCCCACAATATTACGCCATAAACATTGATTCTTATATTATCACAACAACTGCAACTGATTTTACCATTAACAACGCATTAGATATACAAGTGATAATAAATTGGATCGCAACTGCCCCACATTCATACCATAATGTGAAAAATAAAATCTATTATTCACATTATTTAGCTTCTAAAGTGGCAACTCTTGCGATGAGAGATGCCGTTCCTTGTTCTGCTGTTGCAAGACGAGTTTGGAACGCATCATTTTGAGCGCGCAATGATTGTGTTTCTTGTTCAAGGGCAACGATGCGATTTCGCAACTCTTTATTTTTGACGGACATGCACTCTTTATGATTGTCCAAATTCTTACGTGTTTTTTCTTCAAACGATAAAGGTTTAGGATTTATTTCGATATTAGTGGTCGCTTTGTCCCCGTATTTGGGAGTGACGATGATTTGAATGGTCAACGGTTTGTATTCGTCACTCTTTGATGGAAAGACAATTGTGTGCATGTTATCTAATTGATTTAGTACAAAATCATTGATAATTCGATATTTTGTGAGAGGAGGATAATTTACATAAAAGGAACTAGTTAACGAATCATTTTTTGAATTCGCAGATTGTTCTGATGTGATTATAGTTTCCCAAACAGCATAATCTTCCTTTCGAACCACGCTAATAGATAAATATTGGACATCAACATGAGTTACCATTTTAAAGGTATATGTTAATTCATCGTGAGTGTATGAGAATGATTGGTCTTCGGCCATATGAGAATGATTATTATTATTAATTACATAGTTCCTGACTGTTTTTTTGTCAATTTTTTTTGAAAAAAATTGATTTTAAAAAGGCCAGAGGATAGTCAACAAACTATAGACATACGATTGATCAGATGAACAGTAACGTCGAACGTAAAATTATTTATGAAGAGAATGACGTATCATATACCTTTACATTATTTGAGAACGTATTACATATTGAAGCTGTTTGGCAAACCGACTATGCAATGTGGACCACTACTATCGAATGCACCGCATTGAGTAACGAAAAAATCGCTGATGAATCAAAAATAGATACATCGTATATTGTAACAAATTATACGCCTACTGATAAATTTAACATCATAAATGATTATGTCAATAAAATGTTGAACCCTAAGGAATATGTAGTATGTTTCAAAAAAGTTAAAAATGCGGACACCGCGTTAGTCATCGAAATTATTACAAAATATCAATATAGTGAAAAAGAAGATGTTTCAATGATTCTGATCGATCCGAAACCAATTGGATTTAATGACAAGATCCTCAAAAATGTAGACATTCATAAAAACTCTACCAACATCAGATTTTCACAATTGAAGGATGAAATTAACACGAGACTGGTTGTGCTCGAGGACGGTCATAAAGCATTACGGACAGACGTTTCTTATATGTCAGACGATTATATAATTAAAGAAGAATTAGATGAAGCGCTGGCTCAAAAGCATAAGGAGTTAGACGATATATTTGCAAAAGTAACTACTGTTGATGATATAATTGTTAAATTTAGTGAAAAAATGAAAACGGAATTAGTGGGAATGGAAAAAAATTTAACAGAAAAGATGACTCAAATGCAAAGTACATTTGATACAAAATATGCCGAAATGGAAAATAAGATGAAATCGATGCAAAGCGCATTTGACATAAAATATGCAGAGCTAGAAAAAACAAATGCTGATAAAATTACGACAACGTTAACAGCTTTACAAGGTCAGATGACTAAATTACAAACTGATCTAGAAACATGTATGAGTAAATTACCACAATGATTTTTTTCAATTGTTTAAATTAAAAAATTGAAAAAATAAATTATAACACATCCTAATATAATATTTGATAAACAAAATGAACATCTACGAACTGTTCGATCTATCTCCAACTCACGGTTTTCTTTCAAAAAATCCAACGCCAAAATCAATTCGGCCCCCATACGATATATATATGCGCATCGCTAACCAATTACCCGAACTTGTGCGAACACGTGAGATCCAAAAGGTAATCGGCGATTTGCCACTTATCAAAATACTAGAAGATACATCAATAGAAGAATATCGAACATTGTATTCAATGTTGACGGTCATTCAAGCCGGTTATATTTGGTATTTAGGAGAAGGTAATCATCATCGTCAAATTCCAAAACAACTTGCCGTACCACTACATCATGTATCTAAATATCTCGGCCTACCACCTCTTGCAACACATGCCGCCTTAGATTTATATAACTGGCAATTGATCGATCCTAATGGCAAATTTGAACTAGAAAATTTAACGAATGCATTTACGATAACAGGTGATAAATCAGAGTCGCATTTTTATCTTGTGATGGTAGCGATTGAATATATTGGCAGTGATATTTTGAACGCAATAATTTTGTTGATATCTGGCCAGACAAACATTACTGATGCTTTACAAAAAATAAGTAAGAGTATTACTAGGATTATCGATATTATGAATAAATTACGTGCGGGATGCGATCCAAAGTTCTTTTATGATGTGTTACGAATTTTTTTGACAGGTTGGACGAATGAGATCTTATTTCCGAATGGGATGGATTTGGAAGATGTTGAATCGCATGTGCGTTGGTCGGGTGGTAGTGCAGCACAATCATCAATCATTCAAGTATTAGATATTTTCTTTGGCATAAAACACGCGCATCCGTTTCTAAACAAAATGCGCGAGTATATGCCAACAAAACATAGACAATTTTTGACATGGCTAGAATCTTCTCCTGAATGTCCGTCATTAATTCACGATAATGAAACTACAAATTTATATAATGAATGTATTACAAAATTATCGTTGTTACGATCGATTCATATGGGTTTCATTCACACTTACATTTTTAATCAATCAAGTGATAGCAGATCAGCAATTGCCAATGAAGGGACTGGTGGAACTCCATTGGGTAATCAAAATCCAGGTAACGAACTCATTAAAATGTTGAAAGATTTTCGCATAGAAACGGATGATGCAAAAATTATTTAAGAAACGTATGGTTTCTTAAATAGTTATGAGGGCTATTTTATTTTAACATCTATATAATATGATCACTAGAACTAAATATAGTTTCACGCCAGCAAAATCAGATCTTCACTGTACTTGCGCAAATTGTAGGAATAAAATTGCAAACTCTCAGGATAATACGGTAACTGCGCCAGTAAGAACTAGATTTGTCAAAGATTTGACAGTACGTTCTAAAAATCCAGTTATGCATACTATTCAACGCGATCTGATAACGAGATCATCTTCTCAACCACAATTGCTTACTCGAAATTCACCTATCAACGATTTATTACCTGTACAAATTTCTTCGAGATCAAATCCGTCAGTTCGAGATCTATCTGCAAAACCTCTTGCACAAATTTCTTCGAGATCAAATCCGTCAGTTCGAGATCTATCTGCAAAACCTCTTGCACAAATTTCTTCGAGATCAAACCTGTCCGTTCGAGATCTATCTGCAAAACCTCTTGCGCAAATTTCTTCGAGATCAAATCCGTCAGTTCGAGATTTATCTGCAAAACCTCTTGCACAAATTTCTTTGAGATCAAATCCGTCAGTTCGAGATTTATCTGCAAAACCTCTTGCACAAATTTCTTCGAGATCAAACTACATCACGCGGCAAGGTACTCGAATAGATTCAAATATTGTATCAGCAGGAAATAATAAAGGATTAGTAGGATTGATGAATTTAGGAAATACATGTTATATGAACGCATCATTACAATGTTTGCGCTGTGTTGATACGTTAAAAAGATATGTTCAGACAAGTGATTATTCTAAAAATGATGTTACCGGTCATTTTTTAGAATTCGTTAAGGATGTTTGGCAAGCGACTACAATATATAACCCACAGAAAATTAGAACTGGGACAGCGTTAGAGAATGATCAATTTAGAAATAATGGTCAACATGATGCGCAAGAGTTTTTGAATACGCTGATGGACGCGATGCATGAATCGTTGAAGGAGAATAGAATATCGATAATATCAGATACGTTTTATGGCAAATATGAAACGATCGTGAAATGCAAAAGTTGCGACGGAATGACAAAGACATATGAAGATTTTATGTTTTTGACTTTGCCTGTATCGGATAGTGATATGGATGATTTAGATGGATTGATAAAGAAGTCATCACATTCAGAAGAGTTATTCGGTGAAAATCAATATTATTGTGAGAAATGTAAAAAATTGAGCAACGCTTTGAAGGTAGTCAGTATTTCGAAATTGCCAGATGTATTGATCGTTCATTTGAAAAGATTTACTAAGACGAATAAAATAAATAATTTTGTAAACGTGCCAAATAAATACGGCGAACATGAACTAATCGGTGTTATAAATCATTCTGGTGGATTGAGTGGTGGACATTACACTGCAAACGTTTTGATAAACGACAAATGGTATTTGATGAATGATAGTTCATGCAGGGTTATGACCGAGAATGTTATTACACATCAAGCATATATATTGTTTTATGAAAAAAAATAAAAATAATTGGTCATTGTTTTTATTTTTTACTATTCTTTTGTAAGAAATTTTGTATCAACATCGGATCAATTGCTCCAGTATCGTTTGTATTTAGGCTAGATACGTTAGCACATTGTTTAAGATGGTCCGCCATTGCTTTATCTTTTTCGGGCCCATTTTGTTCTTGTTTTTTAAGATTCAAGAGAGATCCCATCATACCTTTTATTTCTGGCGGTACTTCGCCATTTTCGTTTGTGGTATTATTCATAGTATCTTCAAATACTTCTGTAATTGCGCCAATAGCACTTTGAAATGCAGCAGGATCATTCTCTAAATCCCCTCTTAACTCTTCTGCAACATTTTGTGCGATTCCGAGCATTGTTTGCATAATATTACCACCAGTTAAATCTTCGCTTTCTAATTTCTGTCCAATCAAATCGATCATCTTAAACATAGAATTATTCCCATCCAAACCCTTTTTAGAAAAAATTCCTTTTACTTCCTTTGTAGCATCTCCAACGTTGTTTGCATTTATTCCAGATTTAACGATTTTGTTGTTCAAAAAATTATCTAATGACATCATTTTATTGATATTATTTTCAGCTTCCTTGTCAGCAATAACGGTCAATGTTTCTTCAATAAATTTAGAAGCTATCGTAAACACTTGTTCTTTTTCAGGATCGCTATTATGATTCTTTGCCAAAAGGAACTGTGTCATGTAAAATATTAACCTAGTATGATCCCATAATAGTTCGCTATATTTGTTTTCAGTTAAGAAAAATGATAAAGTAATGTTGGGAAAAGTGCATATTTTATGTTGGGAAATGTGTGCTAACATATCATTCATATTATTGTTACATAACGATGAATGTTCTCGCAAAGATAAAAGCTTGTACTGATTTTCTTTGTCTTTGAGGTTCACAGGATTATTATTACCGTCTAATTTGAGGACAAGATTAAATCTTTTTAGAGTTTTTCTGATAAAAAGTTCGTCTTCGCTTGTAATTTGATCAATTCCTGCTATTTTTTGAATCTTGTTACATAATTGAATGGTTCTCTCGAGCATGACGTCATGGCGTGTTCCTTTGTTAGCAAGAATACAAATCTTGAAATAAGTAGATAGCTGATCGACGAATGCGCGAATATTGATAATATTTTCCATTTGTACTATATATAATTGGACTATCAAAATATTTTGAATTTATACGCACTTGGTTTTTATCAAAAAAATTGATAAATAAAAGATCTTGAAAAAAAATACTACAGGAACAAAGTATCTGTCATGGAAAGATATTTGGTCAAAGTTAAAATATCGAAGTTTGCACAATTTTATATTACAAACAGAAAAGAACTGGAAATTATCAAACAATTAGATTATTACAATGAAGGAGGTTGCTGTGGCCAATCGCAATGTGTTGTATGCAAATTAGGTGGTTGTAGGTTTAAATATCTTGACGATATCGAAATAACTGATAAAAACGAGGAACTGATTGATTTTGTTGACGATGCACAATATTACACATTATCGAACTTAATTGACATCACAAAGGAGCAGGATGATTATGATGACGGGGCAGAATTTTATCGTCTGGTGCAGATGATTGGGAACAAAGATATACAAAATATTGGGATATTAACAAATGAATTTTATTTTGATGCAAGTGAAGGCGAGTTAGCGAAAATAAATTAGATCATTTTATATATTTTAGGGATATGATTCAACATTTTACATATGCAGAGTATATACAAATATTAAAATATATGAAAGAGAAAACGAAAAGAAAATTATTTGAAAAGGTAACATTGATTTATGACGATGATATGAATTCGTTGGTTGAAATTTATCAAAGATTTGGATTTAAGAAATTGGTTGATGTGATCAAAAAATATTACGAGGAGGAGTTATTTTGTTTGACCCAAATGGATATTGCACTGTTTGATAAAAATGAACTGGTTGCGTTAAAGAAAGAATTAAAGGGCTTTCCAAATATTCGAATACGAAAAACGGAAACGCAAATAACGTTGGAAATTGATTACTGATATATTATCAGTGATCAATTAATAGAATTTGAATATATCGGCGTTTGATCTCACAGCAATTCTCTTGTCAGCAACATTGAATAATCAAATATTGGTGCATTCGAATCTCTTGCCAATAACATTGAATGATCAAATATTGGTACGTTCAAATCTCTGGATAATTCTTTCGTCAACAACACCGAATGATCAAATATTAGTGCATTCAAATCTTTTGGCAATTATCTCGCCAGCAACATTGAATGATCAAATATTGGCACGTTCAAATCTCCAGTGACGTTGAATGATCAAATCTCCAGGCAATTCTCTTGCCAGCAAAATTGAATAATCAAATATTAGTACGTTCAAATCTCTCGGCAATTCTCTCGCCAGTAACATTGAATGATCAAATATTGGGACGTTCAAATCTCATGGCAATTCTCTCGCCAGCAACGTTGAATGATCAAATATTGGGACGTTCAAATCTCATGGCAATTCTCTTGCCAGTGACATTGAATGATCAAATATTTACACGTTCAAATCTCTCGGCAATTATTTTGCCAGTAACATTGAATGATCAAATATTGGTGCATTCAAATCTCTCGGCAATTCTCTTGCCAGTAACATTGAATGATCAAATATTGGTGCATTCAAATCTCTCGGCAATTCTCTCGCCAGTGACGTTGAATGATCAAATATTGGGACGTTCAAATCTCATGGCAATTCTCTCGCCAGCAAAATTGAATAATCAAATATTAGTACGTTCAAATCTCTCGGCAATTCTCTCGCCAGTAACATTGAATGATCAAATATTGTCACGTTCAAATCTCTCGGCAATTATTTTGCCAGTAACATTGAATGATCAAATATTGGTGCATTCAAATCTCTCGGCAATTTTCCGCCAGCAACATTGAATGATCAAATATTAGTGCATTCAAATCTCTCGGCAATTATCTTGCCAGTAACATTAAATGATCAAATATTTGTGCATTCAAATCTCTCGGCAATTATCTTGCCAGTAACATTGAATGATCAAATATTAATGCATCCAAATCTCTCGGCAATTATCTTGCCAGTAACATTGAATGATCAAATATTAGTGCATTCGAATCTCTCGGCAATTCTCTTGCCAGCAACGTTGAATGATCAAATATTGGTACATTCAAATCTCAAGGCAATTCTCTTGCCAGCAACATTGAATGATCAAATATTGGTACATTCAAATCTCAAGGCAATTCTCTTGCCAGCAACATTGAACGACCAAATATTAAGGTATGCAATTCTCTTGCCATCAACATTGAACGATCAAATATTGGTATATTCAAATCTCTCGACAATTCTCTTGCCACAACATTAAAATGGTTAAATTTTCTGGCAATGCAGTTCTTATGGCAACAAACAAATATCATAAATATTTGTTTATCGTCTAATTATTTTTGAAATCAAACCTTTACGAATCGTAGCATCGTACCTTTCAGGCAACTCGATTTGCATGACAGTTTCAGGCAAATTATCAAGAGATTGATTAAAATTTTTTCCGAATCGTAAATGCGTTACTGACGGTGGTATGGAATCATATATAGATTCATTGAACGCGTCGCCAAATGTAATGTGTGTAATCGTTTGCGATATTTTTAGATTTTGATGATGATTAAAATAACCATCAGACGTCAGATGTGTAATAGATGGTAAATATTCCAATAACCACGCGTTTCCCATGCCGGTATATGTGTAGTGCGTAACTGATGGTAAAATACAAGCGGTCGTTTGATGATTTAAATAACAAGTTGTCAAATGAGTGACTGAATGAGGTATGTTCGACATATTAAAACCATAAGAGAATTTCAAATGTGTGACAGATAATGGTATTTTAATATTATGAGAAACAGAACAAAATCCTACATGTGCAACAAACGGTGAAATATTTGTATCGATAACTTCAAAATGAACATATTTTGCACGGTTTGGCTGAGCATTTTCGTAATGATTTATTTCTATATTTTCAAAATTGTCAAAATATAGTAACTTACCTATTTTTTCGACATTTATTTTATCTAAATATATGAATTTATATTTTAACGCGTCAGTCGATTTTGACGCCATGCAAAGATATATTTTTTCTTTATCGTTCAAATATTTTCCTATCTCAAAGAACGCGTCTATCATCTTTGTTTTGTAAAGATGATCATCATATTATTCTGTTATTTTCATTAGTCAATTTTTATTGGCACTCGGATAAATAAATATTGGACCTCCAAATTTTATGGTAATATATTGTTGATGCTAATATTGAATGAACAAATATTGGTGGATTCAAATCTTTCAGGAAGGGAATTGTCAGCAACGTTGAATAGACAAATATTGGTGGTTCAAATTTTTCGCCAACAATATCGAATGGACAAATATTGGTGAATCTCGAATCACTTGGCAAATATTTTGCCAGTAACATTGAATGATCAAATATTTGCGTATTCAAATCTCACGGCAATTATTTTGCCAGCAACATTGAATGATCAAATATTAGTGCATTTAATTCTCTCGCCAGTGACATTGAACGATCAAATATTGGCGCGTTCAAATCTTTCGGCAATTATTTTGCCAGCAACATTGAATGATCAAATATTAGTGCATTCAAATCTCTCGGCAATTCTCTTGCCATCAACATTGAACAATCAAATATTGGTGCATTCAAATCTCTCGGCGATTCTCTCGCCAGTGACATTGAACGATCAAATATTGGCGCGTTCAAATCTTTCGGCAATTATTTTGCCGGTAATGTTGAATAATCAAATATTGGTGCGCTCAATTCTCTTGCCAGCAACGTTGAATGATCAAATATTTGTGCATTCAAATCTCACGGCAATTATTTTGCCAGTAACATTGAATGATCAAATATTAGCGCGTTCAAATCTCTAGGCGATTCCTTTGCCAGCAATATTGAACGATCAAATATTAGAATATTAAATCTCTCGGCGATTCTCTCGCCGGCAACATTGAACGATCAAATATTTGTACGTTCAAATCTCTCGGCGTTTCTCTCACCGGCAACATTGAATGATCAAATATTATGCATTCAAATCTCCCGGCAATTCTCTTGCCAGTAACATTGAACAATCAAATATTGGCGCATTCAAATCTCACGGTAATTATTTTGCCAGCAACATTGAATGATCAAATATTGGCACATTCAAATCTCATGACAATTCTCTGCCAGCAACATTGAACAATCAAATATTGGTGCATTCAAATCTCACGGTAATTATTTTGCCAGCAACATTGAACGATCAAATATTAGCACATTCAAATCTCTCTGCAATTCTCTTGCCAGTAATATTGAACGAGCAAATATTAGTATATCTAAATCTCTCGGCAATTCTCTTGCCAGTAACATTGAATAATCAAATATTGGCACATTCATATCTCTCGCCAGTAACATTAAATGATTAATTTTATCGGTACATTCAAATCTCTCGCCAGTAACGTTGAACGATCAAATTATCGGCGCATGCAAATCTCTCGCCGGCAACATTGAACAATCAAATATTGGCACATTCAAATCTTATGGCAATGTAATTCTTGTGGTAATAAACAAATATCATAAATATTTGTTTATCGCCTAATTATTTTTGAAATCAAACCTTCACGAATCTTAATATTGTATGTTGCAGGCAGCTCTATTTGTACAATAGTTTCAGGCAAATTGTCAATCGACTTATTAAAATTTGCTCCAAATCGTAAATGAGTCACTGACGGTGATATGAAACTATCTATAGATGTATTGAATTTGTCGTTGAATGTGATATGCGTAATTGTTTGTGGCATTTTTACAAATAGACAACTATTAAAATTATCATGAAATATTAGATGCGTGACAGATGGTAAGTGTTCTAATAGCCATACATTACAACCTCCGTTATATGTATAATGTGTGACTGACGGTAATTTGTGATTGGTTATCATATAATTTAGATAGAAAGTTGTCAAATGAGTAACTGAATGAGGTATGTTAAGTATGTCGAAATAATATGTAATTTTTAGATGTGTGACGGATAATGGTATTTCAACAACAGAAAAACCTGCATAATAAAATTTAAAATGTGTAACAAACGATGGAACATTTGTGTCATCTGTTATAAAATGAACATATTTTACCCGATTTGGTTGAATATCCTCATAATGATTTATCTCCACATTCTCAAAGTTATCAAAATATGGTAATCCCATTATTTTTTTGACATTGATTTTGTTTGAATACATGAATTTATATTTCAACGTATCTGTTAATTTTGATACCATGCAAAGACATATTTTTTCTTTGTCGTTCAAAAATTTTCCTATTTCAACGAGTGCATCTATCATCATCTTGATCGCAAATATAACTATTGTGTCCTTCTATTGTTTCATTAGTCAATTTTTTCGATACGTTTGAATGTTGGTCTAATTAGATTTCTTAGAGATACAATTCTCACCAGCAATTTTGAATAAACAAATATCATTAATATTTGTTTATCGTCTAATTATTTTCGGAATTAATTCTTCGCTGATTTTAACGTTATACCTTTCGGGCAGTTCGATTTGCAACACAGTTTTAGGCAGATTATCAATAGGTTCATTAAAAAATGGTCCGAATCGTAAATGAGTCACAGATGATGGTATGTGATCATTCGGAATCGGATCAATCATTTCGTCATCAAAATAAATATGCGTAATCGTTTCTGGCATTTTCAGGCGTCGATAAGCACCAAAATCACGATTAGATACTAGATGCGTGACAGATGGTAAATGTTCCAATAACCACGCGTGACCCGAACCATAATAAGTATAGTGTGTGACTGATGGCAAATTGTAATTTGTCGATTGATACCTCAAATTTTCAGTCGCCAAATGAGTAACTGAACGAGGTATATTTGATATGTCAGAAATTTGTTTGAGACTCAAATGTGTGACAGACAAAGGTATATTAATATTATGTAAAATGTTGCAATCAAATTTCAAGTGCGTAACAAATGATGGAATATTTGTATCAGTCGCTTTAAAATGAATATATTTTACACGATTTGGTTGGACGTCTCCATAATTATTTATCGCCACGTTCTCAAAATTATCAAAATATGGTAACTCTATTATTTTTTTGACATTTATTTTATCCGAATATATGAATTTATATTTTAATTCGTCGGTAGATTTTGATATCATACAAAGACATATTTTTTCTTTGTCGTTCAAAAATTTTCCTATCTCGAAGAACGCGTCTATCATTTTAGTTTGCAAATATTATCATAATATTCCTCTGTTATTTTGGTTTGTCAATTTTTATCGACATACTCGAATGATCAAATATTAACATATTCAAATCTGGCAATACAATTCTTGCCAGTAACATTGAACGGACAAATATTGTCACATTCAAATCTTCTGGCGATACAATTCTTGCCAGTAACATTGAATAGATAAATATTGGCACATTCAAATCTTCTGGCGATACAATTCTTGCAAGTAATATTGAATAGACAAATATTGACGTATTCAAATCTTCTGGTAATACAATTCTTGCCAGTAACATTGAATAGATAAATATTGGCACATTCAAATCTTCTGGCGATACAATTCTTGCCAGCAACATTGAACGGACAAATCTTGGCACATTCAAATCTTCTGGCAGTGCAAGTCTTGCCAGTAACGTTGAACGGACAAATATTGGTACATTCAAATCTTCTGGCAATACAAATTTTGCCAGTAACATTGAACGGACCAATATTAACACATTCAAATCTTCTGGCAATACTGACACATTCAAATCTTCTGGCAATACAAATTTTGCCAGTAACATTGAACGGACCAATATTAACACATTCAAATCTTCTGGCAATACAATTCTTGCCAGTAACATTGAACGGACAAATATTGACACATTCAAATCTTATGGCAATACAAATCTTGTCGGTAACATTGAATAGACCAATATTGACACATTCAAATCTTATGGCAGTACAATTCTCGCCAGCAACATATTCAAATCTTCTGGCGATACAATTCTTGCCAGCAACATATTCAAATCTTCTGGCGATACAATTCTTGCCAGTAAAATCGAACAAGTTTCTAAATAACATAGTCTCTTGTCAATAGATTTGAACAGACAAATGTTTGTATGTTCAAATATTTATTTACAGCATAACTATTTTTGTAATTATATTTTCGCTAATCTTCAATCCATAAGTTTCACATAACTGAATTTGCACTACTGATATAGGGATCTCATCTAGCGCCTGATCAAAATGCATACCGAATCTTAAATGTGTCGCTGATTGTGGTATAATATTAGCGATTGATTGGTTGTATCGTTCGCCAAAGGTAATATGTGTTATCGTTGAAGGTAATGTTGTAGTAATCAGAAAATTAAAATTATCATCAAACACTAAATGCGTAACCGATGGTAGATGACTAAGTAATTCTATGCTACCGTTTCCAAAATAAGTATAATGGGTAACAGCCGGTAAGTCATAATCTCCTTCTTGAAAGAACATGCCATGGGTTTCTAAATGAGCAACTGAAGGAGGAATATGATCTTTTATAGGTTGGTAAAAACACAAACTGATACACAAACTAGTAACTGACGAAGGAATACTATTTTTAATGGGCTGATTAAAATCATAACCGAATCCGAGGTGTGTAACAGACGCGGGGATTTTGCCAGTTATTGATTGATTAAAACGAAAACCAAATATTAAATGTGTCACAAATCGAGGGATATCATTTTCGAGTCTTTTATTGAAATCAATGCCAAATTTTAAATGAGTAACAGATGATGGAATACATCCGTTAAGTTGTTCATTAAAAGAATGAACAAATATCAAATGTGTAACAAAATGTGGTATAAGTACGCCATTCGAAACAAAATAAACGTATTTTGCATTACGTGGAGGATTATCTGTTCGTTTATTTATCTTAACGTATTCAAAATTATCAAAATATGGTAATTTTATTATCTCTTGAATATTTATCTTTTCAATGTACATAAATTTATACTTTAACATATCCATCGATTTTGATATCATCGAAAGATATATTTTTCCTTTATCGTTCAAAAATTTCCCTATCTCAAAGAATACGTCTATCATATGATTTGCAAAAACTTATCAATATGTTCCCTATTGTTTTCATTCATCAATTTTTATCAATATACTTAAGCTAAATATATTGATACTATTTATGCAATTCCATTATTTTTTGAATAAAAAAGACATGGCACCAAGTTGTCAGTGTAATAACTTTTTCCTTAACCAGTTCTTTGTTTTCAGGACTGCCCGTTTTCCACAAGTTTTTTATCTTACCCGATTTGATGACATTAAATTCGTTGCCCGATTTGATCTCAGTGTCAGGAATATCCATGTTCAAAAATTTATCTTCATCTTCAGCATAGATCTCTGCGGCATGTTCTAAAATCGACATTGTAAATTGATCTATCGGCATACTTTTATTAATACCTATTGCAGTTTCAAATAAACTTAAATATCCTTTAATACCATACTCTCGCTCTTGTCCCATAGATTGCGTGATTTTCAATACTGTTTGAAAAAAATCCAAAGCTGCTTGATTAAATAATGAAACAACCTCTTGCCTCGATACTTGTTTTGCTATATCCATCACTATTTGAGTAGTTTTATCATTCACTCTCTTCAAAGAGTTAGCTATCAATACGATATCAGGTGTAGATGCTTTTTTTTCCATTATAATATATACTTTTGGAATTTTTATATTATTTCTAATCGATCAGATCTCGAAGGATAGCCCCCTCTTGGCATATTATCCCGCCATACTATATGTCTTGTATCTTGCGGATCAAATGGCAACAGTTCAAATCTATTTATTTCCATCCCCGTCAATCCCCTCTGACCCGGTCCATGTGTCAATTCCCGTTGCAAAAGAGAACTCTCAAGATTTACATTCCTAATAGCGCCAGGAAATTGTTCATCATAATCTACTTCAGAAAGTCCCATATCCTGCAACGTTGATCTATTTAATTTACATCTACCCATATATTCAAGATCCCTTAATGGCCCCAACTCATTCTGTCTTGATCCATACTCATAAGGATTAAAATAACGAGTGTCACTTGGCGATCTACTATCATAATAAGCTACTGCGTCCTGCACATCTCGATAATTATTATCCGTCCAAACTAAATCCATTTGTCTTCTTTGTTGATCCCTTCTTTTACACGTATATTTATCGCCTATGGACATACACTGTGGTCTTTCTGGATATTTACCTTGCGAATTTTGATATTCTGATCCTTGATGTCTCATCTAATTGTATAGTTATATAAAAAAATACGAATAAATGCATATATCAATGGATTTGCGTTCACAATACGAACGAGAGTTAAAATATTATCAATATGTTGAAGAACAACGAGAAAATTATGTTACGTTAGCAGAAGATAATAGTTCTGTTAGATTATTTGCTGACTTTTTATTTTCCAAAAAAATAGATGATTTGGGTGGTCATCTGTCGGGCTTGTTGTTTGACGATGGAATAGAATTGTTGGACGCATTTTGCATGTTGTTAGAAATAGTATTGTATGGATTTGATAAATTTGATAAAAATATATTTGAATTAGATGATCAATGTGATGATTTTATTTATGATATCAAGAAATATTTAAGATCAATGGGATTTGATATGTCTATTGATGAAGTGTTTCATTTTTTAGACAATGTTAATTTATTTGCAGATAAGAATGATTATTACTGCCAAATTACTCCCAAACCGCATCCTTTTTTCTGTACTAACGATTGGTTTGTATCAAATCATCGATTAGTTATTAATAGAAATTTTGTATCTACGGATACATCGCTGAACCAGTATTATGCATATTTTGTTAGCAAAAGTAAAAAAATATTTTCGATTAGGTTCATTTTATTGATATAATATATTCACTAAAACTAATGAATATATTATTTTTTAGTAACAACTGTGAAAGTTCCAAAGCGCTGATTAGTTTGATGCAGGGGGAAAATTTGATACGATTTTTTCATATGCATTGTACCGACAATAATAAAAAAAATCCCCCACAAATAAAAGTAACCCCAACTATTATTATCAAAGGAGTACCAATGCCGTATGTTGCTGGTGATGCATTTGCGTGGTTTGCTAAAATAAAACAATGGCGGATAAATATGCAGATGCAGAAAATGTCGCAAGCACAACAAAAATATATGCAAAGTGTTCATCAGAATCTAGGTAATCCTCAAAATGAAATGAAAGTATTGGAGTTCAGCAAGGAAGAAATGGATGGATTATCGGATATGTTCGCATATTTGCAGGATGGTGACGCAGCTCTTCCTCATTCATATTTTTCATGTAATAAAGTTGGCCAGGATAAAATTATTACTCCGCCACAAGAAATTAATAAAATAGGTATCGATAGGTACAAAAAAATAAATGCAGATATGGAAAGAGAAAGAAAAAAACAAGATGAAACTTTCAAACGTGACATCGAAAATTTTAAAAAACAGTTTATTTAATCATCATTCAGTAAATAATGATTAATTATGCTCGGCGATTATTCATGCGTGGTCCGCATGGACTTGTCGGTGGTAATGTATATCCGGGTCCGTTTGGCATTCTCATATTTGTTGTTATGACCGCCCGTTCACCATTATGACCCCAACTGCATGCTTCAGGATCAATATTGACAGGAACTCTAACATCATTTGGTAATAAGCAACCAGACGCAGCACAAAATGGATATTGTTCGCTATCGCATCTGCTTGCAAATTTTGTTCTTCCTGTCAAATCCGATTCTACATCAACCAATAAAGCTCCATCAGGGGGATATTCTGTGTATTTCGTGTTATTTGATGGTTGACATACGTTGTTACAATGAATATATTTTGTTGGATCTAGCAATAATTCTAACTGATCAGTACTTTGTTTTGTATCTTGCTGTAATGCACAATTATCATACATTTTTCTAGTATATAAACCTGCCATTCGTTATATTATTATCAAAGATTTTATTACAAAAAGATTTATACATTGAATTTTATTCATATTATGTTAATATGAATAAAAATCATTATAATAATGAAGCCAGGTCTCCCGGTAACTTTTCCATTTTATTTTGTTTGGAAAAATCGTTGATAGTATTTACTGCCAACATTTCATTCGTTTTGGGGTTCACCATCACCAAAGTAATCGCAGTTCCCTTTCTACCATATCGACCAGATCGACCTACACGATGAATATATGTAGCTTGATGTCTCGGCATATCAAAGTTTATGACAATATTTATGGATTGTACATCAATTCCTCTCGCTAACACATCTGTCGCAATCAATAATCGATAATGATATTTTTCAAATTTTCGATAGATCTCTTCCCTTTCTGTACCTGATAAATCTGCATGAAAGGCAACAGATGCAATTGGAATATCTTGAGATTGCAAAAACTTTTCCAAATCAATGGCTGTCTTCTTCTCGTTTACAAAAATTATTCCTTGACCGATTCGTAACCCTCTTAACAAATCAAGCAATATATCTTTCTTCTCAGCGTATGTTTGCGATTCAACATAATACTGTCTAATTCCATCTAACGTGAAATCATCTTCTTCGAGTAACGCTATCATAGGTTCGCCTATTTTGGGTGAATATTTTCGAAAATAATTTTGCGTAATTTCCAAAGTATATGAAGTGACAGTCGCCGAAAAAAAGACTCGTTGGGTGTATGGCTTCAATCTACTCATTATCGTTCCAATTTTATCAACGGAAAAGTTATTAGATGGAGCTACGATTAAATCAAACTCATCTACGCAAAAAGCTTTCAAATAATCTAAGGTAGGAATAAATCTCTTTTCGATAAGAACATCATAAAATTTACCTATCGTGCAAACAATTATCTGCGCATGTTTGATCTTTTCTGCCTCCTCACGCATTGATAATCGCCTTTCACCGTTCAAGCTTGATGTTCCTTGGACACTTGTTCTGAATGCACCATTAGTTGTTGTAGATTGCTTTTTAGCACCAATGCAAAGTGTTACGTACTGTCTAGATTGGGGTGGTACTATATCTAAGACTTGAGCATACGTTTGTTGGGCTATTTGTTGCGAACTTGTCATGAATACATATTGTAAATTATCTCCTTTCTCTCGTTTGAATTCTGGTTCAAATCCCCATAACAATCCAACTAAAAATGCAGATGTTTTTCCAGTTCCGGATTTAAATTGAAACAATGAATCCCTGTTGTTGATCAACTCTGGAATAGCCAATGTCTGAATCGTCGACGGATTTTCATAACCTTTCGCATATATTCGTTCTATCATATGATTCCAATAATCTTTTCTGTATTCTCTGTATCTTTCTAAAAATTCTGCATCCGTTTCATCTTGAACATTGGGCAAATTGATGCACATATTTTTAATTATTTCTTTATTCAAAGGGAATTCCGTTCTCATTCCAGTCAAATCACTTTCCGCTGCTATGGAAAACCGATCCGTTTCTGGATCATATGTGGGGATCATATCATCGAAAGATCTTAAAAAAAATGCTTCTTCTTTGTTTGTTTTACATGTTAATCCGCCAACTTTAGTGGTTCGATATGTCATGTTTTCGAGGTTAATGTTGTTTGAGTCCATACTAAGTATATGATATTATCGAGGTTAATCTTTATATTTCTATGTAAATTGATTTTATAAATATGAATTATAAAATCAATTTTTTTAGGAGGTAAATGACGCCAAATTACAATTGATTTGCGCCCGACATGCTTCAGGTTTACCTAGTCGTTCTGTTGGCAACAAATCTCTTTGATCATACGGAACTTGCCAGGTGGCTCGATGATTATCCTTCGCTTGCAAACGCGTGTCCACAGCAAAGTTTTCAAAAATTTGACACTGTGGATCGAACAACGGATAATCAAATCGCAAATCTCGAACGGTCAATCCTCTGATGTCATATGCAGGATATGTATAACGGGTATTCTCTGACTCCAATGCAGGAGAACAATCCCTTCTCATTCTAACACTATATTCGCTCATTGGTTCTGGCATCGATTGTTTGTTTGATTTTGAATTGATTTTGTTGACTCCGCGTAACAACGAATCAACATCTACTTGCAAACCCGTAGTCTGTATTGATGTCTGCCCACCTAACATACCATACGGAGCGAAACATTCATTACAATTATTTGCAAAATTTGGATCCAACATGTACGTCAATGGTTCCGTACTTCTTTCTAATTCTTCAACATATGCATCTTGATCATACATTAATCGTGTATATTGTCCTGCCATAGCGTACTTATATTATATATATTATATTTTATCAAAAAATTGATTATTGAATAGTCACAATATTCATGATTTAAAATGGATCAAAATGGACTTCCCATCTGATGTTGTCGTTTTAATCGCAAATCATATGAAAAACCGCTATAAAAATAATTATTTATCAACAAATACAGCGTCGTATAAATTGAAGCAAGTAGTTTTTTTTAATCAAAATGTAGGATTTAGCGATGTTTGCGATTTGCCATATTTTTCGCGCTTTACTAATATAACATTCGGGGCCAGAGATAATGCCGAATTTATTTCGAGCAATGTATCAAAAATTACATTTAAGAGCGGTTACACCGGCAGCGTAGAATTTCTGCAGACTTTGAATATCAAAAAAGTAAAGTTTGGGATGATGTTTAACCGTTGCGTAAAAAAATGTTTCCCAGTGAGTATTGAATCTATCACCTTTGGCAGCGCGTTTGATCAAGATGTACAAGGATGTTTTCCGATGGGTATCAAAACTATAAAATTTGGCTCTCATTTTAATAAATCGGTCAAAGGTTGTTTTCCTGCTGGCGTTAAATCAATCATATTTGGTCGTGATTTTGACAAGTCTGTTGATAATTGTTTCTCACCAGGATTAAAAAGTGTAGCATTTGGAGAGTATTTTAATCAACCGATTAACAGTCGTTTTCCGGCAGGAACCAAAAACGTAATATTTGGAACACGTTTTAATCAGTCGGTTGATAATTGTTTTCTAGAGGGAATTAAAAACATCACATTTGGTTCCGGATTTAACCGATCAATTAATACCACGTTCCCTACTAGTGTTAAAAAATTGTTTTTGGTTACACGTTCAATCAACCAATTAAAAATTTTATCCCTGACAATACAGAAGAACTTGTCTTTGGTTATTATTTTAATCAACAAATAAATGAATGTATTCCTAATAGTGTTAAAAATATATCATTATGTGGCATACTAGAACATTTGATAATTCCATCAAGCATAACTCATCTTACTCTTAGCTATATGCATACCAAAAAAATAAATAATATCGTAAAAAATATCCCAAGTAACGTAACACATCTTGAATTGATCGAAATTAAAAATGTTAACATAATTGTTCCATCATCAATCGTTCAACTAAAAATTGATGGTAATATCTTAACATTATCGAATAACCGACAATAAATATATCATTATTATATATACATTATATATAATAATGGAGATCGCGTTGATAGCTGCAATGGGATTTGTTGGCTATTATCTTAACGATAATGACCACAATACCAATGATGATAAAAGAAAAAAAAGTAAAATCCTATCTAATGACGTTCCGGACGGATTTGACGTTTATAATCAAAATAGATTAAGTTTGTCCGAAGAAAAGGAAAAAGTATTTGCAGGAATATCATACAATAAAAGTCAAGATCCGCGGAACACTAACATCATCCCTAACTATTACAATCAATTAGGTCCACTGATAAATAGGTCACGTTTAGATAAGAGCGCCAAACAAGCTCGTAACATCAATCAATTATATGACGCAGATGAAGATTTAGATGATATTTACAGTGATGACCTAAGCAGCTCTTATTCCACCAAAGCAGAAACGCCAAATAATGTCTTCAAAGCAAATTATTATGACCGAGATCATCGACTATTAAGCGATTTATATGAAGAACATCAAGAGCAGAATAGACAAAAACCACTCGTCATACCTGGCGTTGCAAAAGTTCAAAGAAAAACCTTTGTTGACCCTGCTACCAACAGACCAGTCAACACGCCGAAAAAATTTAGAACTGATAGTGATATTTTTGTCGTTGAAAGTTTTGGTAAAACAAAACCAGTCGCAGATTGGCAGTTAGATTCAAATGGTGAAGATCCAGATTTGTTAAGTGTTAGTGAAAGTTTAACAGATAATTCTGATGCGTTGCGTAAAATTCTTACGGGTAAGCCTAAACATCCGAAAGGCGAATTTGGATTGGGATCTCCCGAATCGCAAAAGAAATACAAACGATTAATTGGTGTCAAGCCAGATTATCAAGTACAAATATTGGATGATGAAAACGCTAAATATCCTCGCTATAAAGGAGTTCCAGAGACATCCTATCCTCAAATCAAGGAATTCAACGAACAATTCCCTCAATTTAGAGAAATTGAAGATGTGCCCGAAATTGTACCCGATTATCCATCGTACATTGCACAATTTGATGAACAAACGTACGATACAAACGGATTACCTTCTGCTCCTAATGACATATTTAACACAAGTAATAAAGTTCAATTATCAGATTTGGAAAGACAATTATCTTATGACGGAGGCTGGACTCAGTATGATCAAAAAGGATCTATGGCTTATGGTATTGTTCCAGATAATGAATTGATACATGATAATATGATGCCATATTTTAGTAGAAAAACAGGTTATGGTACAAATGATTTATTGAATACACATGCAATGGATTACAAAAAAGAGTTATTTACAGGTAATTTATCAAGCGAATGGCATAAAAAAAATGAAATACCACGTATGTTCCCTGTCGTAGCTGATGCGGGATATGTTTATGGTACCCCTATCCGTCCAGAAGGAGAAGAATCAAGATACCAAATCGGTCGTTGGTACCAAAATGAATCATTAAAAGATCCAGAAAGAATTACTCCTGGTTTGAATTTGAATTACAATGAGATTGGTACTGGGGGTTATAACGAAATGGTCAGAGTGTTGCCTAAGACCGTTGACGAATTACGCACAACAAATAATCCTAAAGAATCATATGAAGGACGTACTATCATGGGTATGAAAGGGCAAGCTAGAGCAGTGCAAGCAGAAGTAATATCATACAGACCAGATGGCTTCAAGGTTACTACAGAGGCTGACTTGTTACCCAAATCTGTTGATGTTTCTGGGCCAAAAACAAGAGATAATTATGTCATGAAAGAAACTGATCGGGCAAATCAACAGATGGAGTATACTGGAGGAGCATTCACAAACGCTGGAGCAGTCGATCAAAATATGCCAGAATATATGCGATCTAAAGTTAAAAACACGACTAAAGCAACATTTACGCTACCTAAGCCTCTCCAAAAATTTGCAAAAGGTGAAACAGAATTCAATCCTAACTTTAATTCTTACGAAAACTTTTCAACTATTCGTTCGACAACTGAACAAAAAGAACACATGGGTATTGCATCAAGTGCTACAAACGGTTTTACAAATATTCAAGATAATGCAAAAGAAACAATTAAACAATCGACTGCTACAGTTGCACACAATGTTGGACTCGCTAAATCGAATACTATGCGAGGAACCGTTCACGCGATGGATGTAGCTAATCCTACAATACAAGAAATGACTATCGAAAATCAACTAAATCCACATGCAACTAGTCTGAACACTGGTCACGGAGTTTATAATTCAGATCTTGCAAGAACAACCACGCGTGAATCAACAGAAAGTGCAGTTGAACCAAATAACGCGACATCTGATTTTAATATTTATGCGAATTATTTAGACAGTCCGAAGATTACTCTCAAGCAAACAGTCGTGCAGATCCCTCAAAATACTCAAGTACTTGCTATCGGTCAGCAGCAAGGGGCAACAGAATATCAAGATCTTGCCCGTCCAACAATCGGTGAAACGACTGTCAACATACCTTACCAAACAATGACAGTCCCAGTTAATAGACAACAAGGAGCAGTAGGATATAGTGATACCGCAAGACAGACTATTAAGAGTACAACAAGCAATATCCCGCAACAAACTATGACAGCGCCAGTAGGACAACAACAACGCACTCCAAATCTTCAAGATAAAGCTAGAACAACAACGAATGAAAGTACAAATAGTATTAATAGAGAATCATTTGTTACACCGGTAAATCAGCAGCAACGTACTTCCAACTATACTCAAAATGCCAAAACGACACTCAAACAAGACACTGTTCAAATCCAACAAAATACTTTTTCGGTCCCAGTTGATCAAGCGCAAGGAGCTCGAGGATATCAAGACACTGCAAAGCCAACACTCAAATCTGTCACAACTCAAATTCAACAAAATACATTTGCTGTTCCGGTCGGTCAGTCGCAACGAACATCTAACTATCAAGATAATGCCAGAACTACAATTGGTGAGAGTACTAATAGCATCCAACGAGAGACATTTATTAATATGTCAAATCAACATCAACGTACTTCAAACTATACTGATAACGCGCGAGCAACTCTCAAGTCCATAACGGGACAAGTGCAACAGAACACTTTCTCTGCTCCGGTTGATCAAGCGCAAGGGGCAAGAGGATATTCAGATGTTGCCAAAACAACACAAAAGGAAGGAGTGCAAATTCCATATCCAATGCGAGCTGCGGCGACTGGTCAGTCAATTCATTCAAATTTGCAAGACGTCGCAAAAACAACACAGAAAGAAGGAGTGCAGATCACTTATCCGGTGCGAGCTGCTGCAACTGGTCAATCTATTCATTCTAATTTGCAAGACGTTGCGAAGACAACACAGAAAGAAGGAGTGCAGATCCCTTATCCGGTGCGAGCAGCAGCAACTGGGCAATCAATTCACTCAAATTTGCAAGACATCGCAAAAATGACACAGAAAGAAGGCGTACAAATTCCGTATCCAACACGAGCAGCCGCAACTGGTCAATCTATTCACTCGAACTTGCAAGATGTCGCAAAAACAACACAAAAGGAAGGAACTCAAACTCCTGCAATGATGCGAACTACCGCCACTTGTCAATCTATTCATTCAAATTTGCAAGATGTTGCTAAGATGACTCAAAAAGAAGGAATCCAAATTCCATATCCAACACGGGCGGCTGCAACTAATCAATCTATCCGCACAAATTTACAAGATATTGCCAAGACAACAACGAAAGAAGGTACAATAGATCAAGAATTTGTAGGTATGCCAACTAATGATGTTAATTCAAAGGGATATGGATATATAACCGAGAAACCATATGTACCAAATACAACTCGTCAATTTACAGGTCAAGAGATGTTCGTCAACGGACCTGAGGGTGATGATAAACCTAGATCATATTGTGACGCATACAATGCAAAGAGAGATGATCGTAAAGAAATGACACAGGTTTATCACGCGCCTACTCTCAGCAACGTAGATTTAGGACCAAATAAGGATATGAGTATGTCGTATGTGCGTGACGATAATAATAGAACCGCGTCGTTGATAATGGGATCATCAGTCAATAATAATTTAGATAGACCAGTACAACAAGGTTCTGTTTCTGCGCCAAAATTGAATGTACCAGCAACTATGTATATGAATCCAGGACTGGCTGCACAGCTCAACAATAATCCTTACAATATTCCTTATTATGGGACGTATAAAATTAATTAAATATTGATAAAAATTTAATTAATTGTTTTATATTAAGCTTTTCCTCTTCTCGAGAAAATAGTTTGCTATTTCTGCTCTAACTGCATCTTGATCCAAATCAACGATCATTATTTGCTGTTTATATTTCGCTATGATTTTTTGAATAAAGTCATATGACGCAATAATATGTTGTAAATTTTTTGCACCAGTAATGATGATAGATCCAGTTTGAAACACAAAAATGGACGGACTCTTGTTTTCATCATATTTAAATTTGATATTAACGCACGAATGACTACTGTTAGATGAATATTTATGTTCTACATATCCAATATCTGTATCTTTGGTATATTTATTATGATGTTCGACCAATAATTGTGATAATCTTTCGCGATATATTTTGTATTGAAATTGGAAATTAGAATTAATCATTCTGATCTTAGTATCATACAACCCAATTGTATCTGGGTTGGTAATATAATTCAAATGACGAGTAATTCTATTTCTTGTTATCGTAGTACCCTTTATTAGCAGCTTTATCAACGTATGTACAACATTGTTAAAATCGTTCATATCTTTGCACCCAGTCATTTGCAACGAACCATTTTTGAAAACTTTGATGTTGATGTAATTACGTTCGGCATTGTTGGTAGGTTTCATCAGAATTGTAACTTGATTAAAGAACATTTTACCACTTGATTTTTTTTTCTTTGTGTCCAAATTTATAATTGTCCTGTTTGTAGCAGTGTCATTCCTGTTTCCGTATTTAACGCTTGCAATCTCATTATCTTTCAGTTCTACGTTTTTTGAAAAGATATTGACATTGATCAGCGTGTGTAATTTGCAATCTAATGTTATTGTCGATATAGATATTCCGTTCTCTTCTAAAAAATGACGGGCTTCTTTGTAAGAATTGAACACTTCTTGACTGTTTTCATTGATATTATATGTGGGCTCACTTGTTTGATTGGTCGGAAGAATGACTTCCGTTTTCAATTTAGTATCTCTCGTTTCCCGTTCACTATTATTTTTCATTATATCGAACACTTTATTGATATCTATTGACGACTCCTCAATTGGTTTCTTTTTGGCCGATTTTGATCCCGAGTTACGAGAATTAGCTGATTTATGTCTTATTATTGCTTGCTTTTTCTTTTTGTTAGTTTTAGAACCAGACGACATGATAATATGACATATTGATAAATAAATCTTTATATCAAGTAGGTTTCAAAGTCAATTTTTTGGTAAAATTCTTTACTATAATTATAATATGAGTAGCACTTTTATTGATAATGAATTGATCGTTGCGTTAAAAGAAATCATCCGGAGAACAAATGATATGAAGAAACAAACAGGAGGGAACGATTCAGTTTCGAGTTCTATTTCGTCTGCGGGTAATGACACTAATAAACATAGCAAATCAGGTTCATTCTCGTCTGCTGGCAATGCTAAAAAACATATCAAATTAAATAATTCTATATCAAGTTCTATTTCGTCAGCTGGCGGCGCTAAAAAACATATTCAGTCAGCGTCAACTATATCATCTGATTCGCACAAAAAATCAAAATCTTTTGGTGGAATTAAAAAGGGTAACGAAATATCATCGGAATCATCATTTTTTACAGAAGATACTCCTAAGCGAACTACAAAAGATAAGAAAAAACAACCATCAACAACATTGTCTGACATATCTTCCGATTCGATTTCAAGTCCATCATTCGGACAGCAAGGAGGCACTATTAACAGTGAGAAAGAGAAGAAAATGTGGGATGAGCTTGACAGACTATTAGATAATTAAAAATTTTATTTATCTAAAATCGATTGCAACAATTTAATTTTGTCAGAGACGTCGCTCATTTCTTCCAAATTTTGTTGGACATCTTCGTCTAATTCTGATTGGAGAACATCATAATTAATCTGAGAATTGCCAGATAAAGTGTAACTCTCCAGTATGGGCTTTTCAAACTCGCGAATTTGTTCTGCTATATTTTTCAATTCGGCTATTCCTGATGTAATGAACCGGTCCAATTCTCGTGCAGTCATTGCGTAACCGAGGTAAAGGTTATGATTATGCATATGATCCGAATTTAAAACGTCGTAATAGTCCTCGCCATCTTCTCTGTGAGGCAAATCGAATTCTTTTAGTTGGTTTAGCATCAGACATGTATAATTGTAGCCTGAAACTATCCCTCCCAATATTTGTACAAGACCCATATATCGATGTTTGAAGACAGCTAATTGGATCATTTTTGATTATGAAATGGATTAATGGAACAATCAGATTTTTAAAATATCAATTTTTATTTGATTCTAATATAAATATTCTGCGCATTAATATTAATATAAATGATCGTCTTATCATGGGATGTTGGAATAACGCATTTAGCATATTGTATCCTAAAAGATGAATATGATGTTGACAAAGATAAACATGATGTAACCATATTAGATTGGGATAATATCGATCTCTTGCTTGATGAACGAATCATCATACCTTGCTGTGGTATGATGAAAACCAAAAAGAAAGGAGAAGATGCCAAAAAGTGCACCAAAAAAGCCACATACTGTCAAAATTTATTATCTGGCGAACAAATTGGCTTCTGTAAAATGCATTTACCGCAACATGAATCTTATTGGACAAATGCAGATACATTGAAAATGTTCGGGCAATTAGATAAGAATGATGCGCATACGTGTGATTATGAAAAAAAAACGGGTGATTTATGTATGAAAAAAGCTAACACTGTCCTTCATTCAATTAGTGACACTTATTATTGTTCGGCACATGCGAAGGCCATGATTAAAAAAATGACAACAAAGTTATCGCCAAATTTAATCAAGAAAGCTAAAACAAAAGATTTTTCAACGGGATTTTTTCAATTAAAGTTAGTTAACGAACTGGATAGTTTGATGGAACGTTTCTGTAAGCTTGGTGTGAAGGGAGTAATCATCGAAAACCAACCTGTTAAAATAAACGCTCAGATGAAATCCATTGCTAACACTTTATATGATTATTTTTTGATTAGGGGTTTAAAGGATAAAGTAATAACTCTTGATTTCTTAAATTTTTTTGCCGCTAGTAATAAATTAAAAATTAACGAAGACAATACTTTGGAAGTTTTTAAAGCTAATAAAAACGAAAAGGATAAATATAAGTTGACCAAAAAACTTGGCATTGAATATACGAAGAAATTATTACAAGATGACGACGTTAGTTTATTTATTTTAAGTCTTTACACAAAAAAAGATGATTTGTGTGATTCTTATTTACAAGGTCGTTATTATTTGGAACAGCGACATGATTTTGGACAGAAAAAGACTAAAAAGAAGGCAGCAATTGGCGGATCAAAAACTACAAAGAAAAAGAAAGTAGCAATTGGTGGATCCAAAACAGCAAACAAGCGTAAGAAAGCATTGGAATTATAAAATATTTATAATTCCAATATTATAATTCGTCGTCGTCGTTATCATACGCTGGTAACTTCATAGAATTCATGATAGAATTTTTCTTTTTGATAGGTGTTTTTCTTTCAAGAACATATTTTTTATCATCATTTTCGTTTAATCCAACAGTCCTTTCTTCAATAACAGGTAATATGCATTTGAATGGCGGCATATAGATGATATATTCTCTATTGACATTCAAAAATCCTTGTCTAAATGCCTCTATAGAATCTGTACCACCAAAATTAATCAATGTTCCTTTAGGTGGAGCTTCTACCAACTCGATTTTTTCGTCCATACTCAAACCCATCATTTCACGGTACATGCTGTATACCAGCGTTTTTCGAACATGCACCTTTGAATCCTTGATAACGAATAAATTATGTGCTAGAGCACAATTTGGACTGCAAAAATATCCGGTAACATAATATTTACCTTTATGTAACATTTCTGGCAAAGGAAATGGATCACCTGGAAATGGATGGGCATCCCATAAGCACCAAACATTCTTCTTTTTGACAAAATTGTTACCTTGTGGATAAGATACTAAATTTAAATTACTAACATATGCTTTATTGGCCTTAATAATATTTTCTTTTTGTTCATATTTATCAATCTTATTTTTCAACGTCGCGATTATCTTTTCATTTTTGATGCATTTTTTACACACAAGATCGCGAGGAATATCGTTTTTGAACATACCTTCTGATGAATCATCGTCAATCAAAATTTTTTTGGGGGTACTATTTTTTTTTAGTTCGAGATTGCGCAATCTTGCAGGATCTATCTTCATTTGTAATATAATCGCAGAATCTTCAGATTTCTTATTTGTGTTTTTTTCATTATATATCGCATCATTCTCAACAATTTTTTTTGGCCGACGACCCCGTCTTTTTGGAATAGTTCCTTCAGGTCTATTAGACAACACTGATTTTGACCCCGATATACTTTTAGTAGGTTTTTTACTCATATTGTTATCATTCTCTCCATGTTTGACATATATATTATCTTTTGAATTATCAATTTTTTTAGTCATCATCATCCAACAGGTAATAGTAAGTATCTTGTAAATTTTATATTAATATTTACAAGACAAGAGATTTCTTCTTTCCCCGACTCAATGTGGAAAGATTATCTGACTGGGAATTAACACTTCGATTAGTCAATGTTCGGTTGTTTTTAGATTTTTTATTATTTGTTGTTGATTTCATATCACTGATGTCAGAAGCTATGGAACTTTCTAATGAATCTATCAAATCAAATAATTCAACAGAGTTTTCATTCATTTTCGATCGTGATTTGCTTTCTGCTTCAAATATATTTTTACTTTCTGATTTTCCTGATAATACTCTATTAACTGGCACAAAATTTGATTGCGTTTGATCTCTGACTTGTTGATTTCGAGTTTGTTCTAACTGTGCTCTATACATCTCATCTTGTTTGCGCATTTGCATTTCATACATTCTTGTCTTCTCTGCCAAAGCATCTCGTTCTTGTTTTATTCTATTATCTGACGGTCTTTCTGGAGGTCTTACTGATGACATTTCAGATTGAACAGTTCTATCTACGCTCATCGGTGTCATTGGTTCCTCTCTTTTTGGTCGTACTTCAGTGTTCTTTGGTGCTTCCCTATTTGCTTCACGGATTTTTGATAGCATATCATTCGTTCTGGACGGAATATTTTCAACAGGGGCCACTGCCGCAGGAGCTCCTCGGTTTGTAAAATTCTTCAATAATTCAGCCATAATATTTGGATTGTTCGTCACCATCTTATCGACTGTGTTGTTGTCACCAAATATTGTTTTACTCAAATGAAACGTGACACCACTCATGACGATCATAAACAACAATCGTATTTCTGGCGGCATCTTACCTCCCCTATCTTTGTATTTTTCATACAACTCTTCCAAAACCTCGGTGTAATCATCTTGATCAAGTGCAATTTGTTTAGACCAATCATTCAATTGAATATTAAATGGATCATATTTAGTATTCAAAAATTCTGTACCACTTACAACTCCTAATAATATCTGCTTATAAAATTTAACTTGCACTTGTTTATTCTTTCTCTCCCGTTGTATCGCTATCTCCGCCTCCATTTCGTCAGGATCATCCATTGATGTGTAATTCTTGGTAAAAAAAACTCCCTTGCGTTTTAAATCTTCAATCGTACAATGCGCTTCTCTAGCTCGTGCCCTTTTTTCTTCAGGTGTTTCTACTGGTTGTGGCGACGGTCTCGTTTCAGTTTTCGGTCTTGTCTCAGTCTTCGTTTTGGTTTCTGTTTTAGGCTTTGTCTCCGTTTTTGGTTTCGTCTCAGTTTTTGGTTTCGTTTCTGTCTTTCCGGGTATTTTTTTCATGTATGGACTCGTTGCATTATCCGTCGCTGATGAAATTGAAAGAGAATCTTCTTCACTTCTAGCAGAACTGTTGCTTTTGGTACTACTGTGATTCGATGGCAACTCCATCTTGATAGATGTTTCAGAATCAGACGAATCTTCTTTTGCCAATGATTTGATCGATTTTGTTTCGGTGATATTGCTGTCTAATTTTCGCATTGGATTTTTAGCCAAATGATTTTCCAAGTTTTTATTATCTTCGTTATCCCACTCTGGCTTTTTTTGGTTATCAAATTTATCAGGATTGACAAAATAATCAAAACAATAATCTGTTTGCTTATCAGTTACCATTTTTCGTTTGTTTCTTGGTTTTGCTGACATGCTAGAAATATATGTATAACTTAGAAAGTTATATCAAATTAATTAACGATAATTTGATATGACAATAAATTTCTGTTTTATTTATAACTATAACAATGTTTTCGAGTTGGGATGACGCATGGATAAATGATCCGGTAAAAGCTATGACCAGAAAATTATCTGGGAAACCAAACTCAGATACGGAGCCCGTAGATAAAATTTCTAATCCCAGAACAGATATCTACAATTTCTCCTCCCCATCGATTAATTTATCAGAATTATCAGTCAACACGACACCTTACAAAAAAAAACTTTACAAACGAGATGATATATTTAATACCTCCGATTTTGTTGAGCGTGATGAACCAGGTTGCACTGCAGTCACCAACCATTTGCAAAATTGTGATCGATGTTATGCGCAATTCAAAAAAATGGTTGATAGGAAAGTGAATGATCGATTACACGATATTATGCTATTCAGTAATATTAATCGTCAAACGGATATTAATACTACACAATCAGATTCCTGGAAAGAAACCCTTATTATTGTTGTAGGTGCAGTTATCGTAATATTCATTCTATATTTAATGACAAAAAGTTTAACTAAATGATAACTAAACATCAACATCTCTGCGCCAATCAATTATCAAAATGTCTGGTTCAACAAATGTTGTTTTCATTTGTTTTGATATTTTTTTTAATTTTTCCGTGATATATCTGGCACACGAAGGTATATTTATTATCGGATAATCGCTGCCAAATAAAAAATTAGGAATTTTAAATATGCAAAATAGTTCGCCAATATCTGCTGTATATTTGATAGTGTTGGCGCACCTTTTATATATTTGTTCATATGTTTGCCGTTTAAGATTAGCTAACTGGTCATGTTTTCTATACAAATCTTCGTGAGCTAGTTCCATTTATATATTGGTAAGAATAAAAATATGCGAGTTTGTTGGATTAATATAAAAACCGTCATTAAATTATTAACAAAATATGGATGATCCTATTGTTGATAGCACAACTCCCATTGAAGTACAGTCAGTTATTGTTGATAATGCACCCCCGGTTGAAGTACCATCGGTGACTCAATATACAAATCTGGTGTTAAGTGGTGGCGGAACTAAAGGAATTGCACATATCGGTGCTATTCAAAAGTTGATTGATAATGGATTATTAGATTTATCAACGTTAAAAGGAGTCGCTGGATCAAGCGCAGGGGCTCTTGCTGGTCTGTTGATTGTCTTGGGATTTGACATGACTAACATATTGAATTTCGTTATGTGTTTAGATATGAAAAAATTGATCAATCCAGATGTATCATTATTTTTAAACAAGTGTGGGGTCGACGATGGGCGTACTATTTTTAATTTGATAGAAGAAATTCTTACTAAGGCAACTGGAATCAAACACATAAATTTCCGACAACTATTCGAACTGACTGGTATTAATTTTACCGTTACTGGTACATGTTTAACTGATTCAATTGCTGTCCGCTATAATCATGTTAACACTCCGAATTTTAAAGTGTCAGTTGCGATTAGAATTTCCATAAGTGTTCCTATTTTGTTTGTTCCTGTTGATATTGATGGGAAAAAATACATTGACGGCAGTGCTCTCGATAATTATCCAATGGAGTTGTTTGCTGATGAAATTGATAAAACTATCGGAATATTGCTCGGTATTGAATATGATACGACGTATAATTGTCCTGAACAATTCTTTAGAGCTGTGTTGCATTTAATTATGAAACATTATTATGCTGAAGATCACACTAAATATGAAAAAAATACAATTCATGTGACGAAGACCAAAGAATTTGCAGAAAAAAATAAGTCATGTGACGATATGATGTCAGATTTCTCATTTGATATCAATAATGATGTTAAAAAAGCCATATATCAAGCTGGCGTTGATGCAGCTGATAAGTTTTGTACTAAATAAAATTAATTAATCAATTAATTTTATTTTTGTTTCTTTTTGTCAAGCATAAGATCTTCCATGCGTCTCTGCGCCATCAAATTTTCAAAGCGCTGAGAAATGTCATCCTCTGTATTATCGTCTAAGCATAATCTGTCTTCGTAATGAAGTCCCAATTGATCATGAATACCATAACCTGCAAAATCATCACGCTTGAAATCATCAAACTGCATACTATCATAATTCATATTATTGGACTCTCTATTTCGCAATCGTTCTTTGATGTCGGCAAAATAATCATCTCCTAGTTCATTATGACCAGCAAAATAATCCACACCTTCTAAGGTATTTACCTCTTCAGCTGTAAATTTATGTTGCGGAAGATTACCAAAATTTATGTTACCGTATTTTTGTCGTTCAGTATCAACACGAGAGCCATCATCAACGTACAAGTTACCAAGATCATCGAAAGCAGAAAAGTTTGCCACCGCCCCTTGACAATTCCATGCAGAGGGAACACCACCATGTTCTACTAACGCATCATCCTCGCGTTTATGCGATAATTCAAATGCTCTATTAAATTTTGCCCCATTCCAATCCATACCCTTAAATAATCGCTCATGTTTAATTTCATTATCTTGTTTAGATCTATCTCGTGTTAATTCTTCCAATCTTTTTTTAGCTTCATTTTTTGGTATTGGAACCTTACAGATAGATTCGTCAAAGCCATGTTTTTCATTTTGTAACACCATTTGCGCACCGAAACTTAACTTTTGGGCGTCTGTCGCGGGTGCAAATTCTCCTTGTGAGGTCATAAAATTTTCTGTTTTCTTCTTCAACTGCGAAAAATCGCTAGAAGACTCGTTCATCATCGCCATTTTATGGTTGTATTCAGTCCTCTGTTTTTCGTTTTTAAGAATATCATAGGCCCCCGTTATCAATTCAAATACTTCGGCAACATCTTTTCTTCCTGGATGTCTATCGGGGTGACAGAGCTTAGCTTTTTTGAGATATGCTTTCTGGATCAATTCATTACATTTTTGATCTTTACATACATCGATTGTCAAACCAAGTATGCTATATAAATTTATAGTTTTGTCCTTCTTAATTCCATATTCTGTTGCCATACTAAAGATAATAAATTATATCTATCTTTTTTTTTATTATTATAACTTAATTTTTTCCGTGTTAATATTAAATGAATGATGATAACGATGATAAAATTTTAGAGAAGGGAGCTGAATATCGAAATAGAGCTGAACAGAAAATCATCCAAAAAATTCAAAAAAAAACAAAGGGCAAAATGAAGAAAAGCGATGTCGACAAAGTAGCTGACGAAATTTTTAAGTCAGTAGAGTTGATTCTCACGAATGTTTCCGTGATGACAGGGCCCATCGAATTAGAAGATGATAATCTTAGTCAATGGATTTTTGTAAACTCAGTGATTCCTTTTTATCAAACATTGGGGGATACTATTGGGTATCACGATGGAAAATGGGAGATGAATTCTGGTCTTGTGCATGTCGATCCTGAGTCTGCGAATGATATGATATACGAATATATATCTCTCGGTGGCATCAATGATATGAGTATCGTAAATTGGCGCGCGTCGGATGATACAATTTTGTATATGGCAACATTTGATGTACTTTGCGATAAAATAACAACTGTTGATGAATATGGAAAAAAGTTACGAAAAGCATACTTGGAAGTAGTGCCACAGATGACTGGTAGACATCCAGGGGCAATGACAACGAAATCACTTAGTAATCAAGAATTCATCGAATGGAATAAATTGCCATATAATGCTAACGCAACGGGATCTGGATCTGCTATGCGATCTGGTTGCATCGGAATATTTTATCCAGGCAGGATAAATCGCAAACGATTGATAGCATTAGCAGTCGAATGTAGTCGAATTACACATAATTCAGCAACAGCGATCTTAGGTAGCATCACTACAGCATTATTTACATCTTATGCAATTGAACAAGTACCAGTCGCAATTTGGCCGCATAAATTATTAAAGACGTTAAAATCTGACAAAATAGATAAGTACATGAAAAAATCAAGGCCAGATGAATATCATCTTTACGCAAGGGATAAAGTATTATTTTATTCGCAATGGGAGAAGTATGTTAACAAACGCTTCTCTGGTTTGACACCGTTATTGGATATTAAAATGTTCAAACATCCGGTATTACGGATCAAATATTTTGCGGAAAATTTTAGCAAAGGACATCTAAATTTTCCAGGCGGAGATGCTGATGATGCTGTGATTATGGCATATGATGCGTTATTGGAGAGTGGCGAATCGTTAGAAAAATTAATTGTATATTCGATGCTACATCATGGCGATTCAGATACTGTTGGATCTATTGCGATGAGTTGGTTTGGGGCAATATATAATACTCCTAAAAATTTTGATATGGTTTCATTATTGTT